GTGTCAGTTTATCGACGACACGGCATCGCTCTTTCCGCTCGCCGAGCTGCAACGTTGCATGGTCGACTCGTGGGAAGAATGGGCCGACGATTTCAAGCCGCTCGCGCCCCGCCCTTTCGGCTTTCGGCCGGTATGGGTTGGCTACGATCCAGCGCTTTCCGGTGACTCGGCCGGCCTTGTCGTCGTTGCCCCGCCGGCGGTGCCGGGGGGCAAGTTTCGCGTGCTGCACAAACAGCAGTTTCGCGGCATGGATTTCGAGGCGCAGGCCGACGCGATCCACGCGATCACGAAGCAATTCAACGTCGAATATATGTCGATTGATACGACAGGCATCGGCCAGGGCGTTTATCAGCTCGTCAAACAGTTCTATCCGAGCGCGGTCGCGCTCAACTATTCGCCAGAAGTTAAGGGCCGGCTCGTGCTGAAAGGCTTGTCGGTCATCAGCAAGGGTCGGCTCGAATTCGATGCCGGTTGGACGGACCTGGCGCAATCGTTCATGGCGATTCGTAAAACCATGACCGCGAGCGGCCGGAAAGTGACGTATGAGGCGAGCCGCAGCGAAGAAACAGGGCATGCCGATCTAGCTTGGGCGTGCCTGCACGCGCTCGATAACGAGCCGCTAGAGGGTGTGACCGCAAACAATACCGGCTTTATGGAGTTCTCTTAATGAGCAATCGCAAGCGCAGCATTCACGCATCGAGCACGTCGCCGGCGGCCACGTCGACGCCGGCAAGGGCCGAGGCCTTCACGTTCGACGATCCAGTGCCGGTGATGGACCGGGCCGAAATTCTTGACTACGTGCAAGCGTGGGCGGCCGGCGACTGGTACGAGCCGCCGGTGTCATGGTCGGGCCTTGCAAAGACGTTTCGCGCCGGCGTGCATCACGGCTCGGCGATCTACTTCAAACGCAACGTGCTTTCGTCGACGTTCATTCCGCACAAGTTGCTCACGCGCGAGGAATTCGACAAGTGGGCGCTCGATTTCCTCACGTTCGGCAATGCGTACATCGAGCGGAGAAAGGCAAGGCTCGGCAACACGCTCGCGCTCAAACGCGCGCCGGCGAAATACGTGCGTCGTCGAATCGACTTGCAACGCTTCGTGCAGCTCAACGGCTTGCAGCAGCTCGAACACGAGTTCGAGCCGGGTTCGGTGCATCACTTGATGGAACCGGACATTAACCAGGAGGTGTACGGCTTGCCCGAATATCTCGGTGCCCTGCACTCTGCCTGGTTAAACGAGTCCGCAACGCTCTTTCGCCGCAAGTATTACGAGAATGGTTCGCACGCCGGTTTCATCCTGTACATGACCGATGCGGCGCAGAGTCAAAGCGATGTCGACAAGATGCGCGAGGCGTTGAAAAACAGCAAGGGACCGGGCAATTTCCGAAACCTTTTTATGTACGCGCCGAACGGCAAGAAAGACGGCATCCAGCTCATTCCCGTTTCCGAGGTCACGGCGAAAGACGAGTTTTTCAATATCAAGAATGTCACTCGCGACGACTTGCTCGCGGCGCATCGCGTACCCCCGCAGCTTATCGGTATCGTGCCGAGCAATACCGGCGGATTCGGTGCGGCGAACACGGCCGCCGAGGTGTTCGGTGCGAATGAAATCACTCCTTTGCAACGGCGCTTTGAACAGCTGAACGAGTGGATCGGCGACGAGGTTGTACGCTTCAACCCTTATTCGATCAAGGTTTCGAAGGGTACCTAAGCGGCCGGGACTTGTTATAACAGCCGTAATTCGTCGAGCGACTGTTTGGCATAGTAGGCCATAGTCAAACCTGTAGTTTAGCAAATCGTCGCCGACCCCGATGAGCGGCTTTTTGTGCTATTTAAGTGACGCCACCAGGGCATTCCAATGGCGTTCGTCGCTTTGCCTGATCGCGTCGAAAAGGTCTTTAATCGTCTGCTCAAGAAGAAAGATCAGCTCATTGTTTCCTGAGAGTCGGTCGATCGTGTTTCCGTGACTAAATGTGTGCAGGAATTTGAGGATTGACTTGGACCTCTCTTTTCCGAAGAGGTCGCCTGCACGTTGATCGACGGTTTCCCGTTGTGTGCTAGGAATTCTGGAGTAGGTGTACAACTCAACAAAGCGACGAACCGCATTTGGGAGCAGCATGAGTAGTTCTTGATCTGCCTTGTCTTGTGCGTCGTGGAAGCGATAAATTTTGTCAAACAGGAACTGATACTCTGAACTGTAATTGGAAAGTGACTTCGGCATGTTGACGAAGTGCGAGGAGTGCTCGTTGATACGCTTGATCAAAAAGAGCTTCGCCTGATTCCCTCCATCTGGCTTAAGTTCCCTCATCAAGTTGAAGAACTCAAAGTTATGCGTGGATACGAAAAGTTGTTTACAGGTTGTCGTCCATGTCTCGTTGCCCTGTGCATTCGTGATCTTGTGAAAGAAGAGATCGTTGATTGCTGCAGTCACCTGATAGATATGATTTCCATCGAGACTCGAGATCGGGTCGTCTATGTAGACGATGGACTCTTTGAACTGGTCGGGTTTCAGTTCTTGCAGCTTGGTCAGGAAGTAAGAAAAGGCTATGGCCGTGCGCTCTCCGTCACTGAGGTTCTTTGCCGCGTGCCCGTTTGTTCGTACCAGGTGGAACCGCTCTTGGCCCGCAGCGTCTTTCTCCACCTTGATTTGAATCGCTTCACCGCCAAGCATTGACGCCAGTCGGTCATTGATCTTTTCTCGCCCCAGTTGGGCCTGGCTGATCAGCGCTTGCAGCTTTTCAATCTCAGGTTTGAGTCGGGCGGAATAGGCCCTCAGCCGGTCACTTCGATTGGTCTGTCGATCCTTCTTGCGTTCGAGCCCTGCAGCATTCTGGGAGTCGATGAACTGCTGGACGTAGTGATTCTTGACCTTTGTTTTAGCTTCAGCCTTTGCGTTGGTGAAGTTGGTCGAAAGCTCATTGTTGCTTTTGATTACTGCATTGATCCCAGTCACTGTATCAGTTATGGCTTTTGCCAATCCGTCGGCGAGTGGCGTGGGCACCATGGCCTTACGTGAATCTTCGACTTTGCGTTGAACGTCCTCAGCTAGCGTCTTTGCGGCATTGTTGAAGGCCTTGATTGCATCATCGAGTGGCGCGAGAGCCTTTTTGTAAGCATCGCGAAATTGCGGATTGAATTCGGTCTCCTTCGGCCACGACAACTTGAATTCAGCGGCTTGGACTCGCTTTAACAAACCGTCAACCTTTTGCTTGTGGTCGGCAAGGTCTTTGGAGAAATGTGCTCGAAAGGCTTCTAGGCGCACTTGGCTCACTTCATTACCGCAAAATTCACAAGCGCCAGTATTGGGGTGCAGATGCAGGCCGCTTTCAACCCAGCGTTCGATTGCGGGGTTCTCTTCGAGATGTTTGATCGTGTTTGAGAAACTTGGTGTGCCTGCCAGCACCGTCACAGCCTCCTTATGCAGAGGTTCAATCGACGGTGCGGCGGATAGCTCATCGACCGTGCTGGGTTTTTTGCTATCAGGGGTGAGTGCTAGTTCAAGACTGTCCGAAAGCTCATCCTCTGACAAGAGCTGGCCGTCTAGAAGGCCCACAATATCTGCGTCATTTGCCAAGTGGCGTGCATCATAGGGGGTGATCTTCAGAACTTGTCTAATGTTCTCGGCTGCTGAGGCCTTCGCTCTACTGATTTCTGTTTTGAAACCTTCGAACTTAGTAGTGAGCTTTCTTTGAGCTTTGGCCGATCTATCGATGCGATCGTTGAGTGCATTGATCTTCTGTTGGGCTTCCTCAGACTCCTTGCCCAACAAAAGAATGGGATTGAAACCGCCGCCTTCAAAGTGGAGGTTCTGACGAATGAAGTCAGAGTTGAAGACTCTGACAGTCAGTCTGCATTGCTGAAAGTTCTTTTCGGTGATCGCTTGATCAACCGTGTCGAAGCTGAACTCGCACCCGCTGAGGTCGGGGTTCGAATTTTTCGATTCGAGTTGTGCAAACAGCCGTGAAAGCGTGGTTTTTCCGGAGTAATTCCACCCGTATATCAGGTTCTTGGCGGCGAACGCTTGAGTGCCTGCGGGTTTGGTGTAGTTTTGATAGACGCCAAGGCCCTTGATCCTGCCGATCCCCGTTATCATTTTTCCCTCGGACTATTGTTTTATTACGTCAGTTAATAAAATGCTCGCTAATAGTCGAACACCGGCCGCGCGAACAGGTTGAACTCCTCAAATGATCGGACTAAGCCACCTCGGAATTGGCATGCCTCCGACCTCCGCATTTTTAGCAATCATAGCTCTTACCGATGCAGCCTACACTGTGGCCGCAGGGCTACGCATGCGTGTTGGCTCTACGAGGCCCTTGCGCCGTCGCTGGCGGGCGCAAGCGGTGCTCGGTCCACGTAAGGGATTTTATCGACCATCGCTGCTCGAATTTTGCAGTCCCCTCCCCGCCTGCGGGCCTCGCTTGGGTGGTGGGTTTTGATGCACGTAATGGCAACGCTGTCGCACCTAGTGCTATCGGGGTTCACCCTATCTGTTGGATAGTGAAAAGGATGCAATTTGATGCACCATAGCTGCGGCACATGCGTTAGATATCGTCGCATGCGATGCAGCTCAAATTTGGTGAAGTGACTCTCTAATGAAGGACTTTCAGTAAAAATGTCTGACGATAGCGACGAAAACGGGTGGGGCGTTGTTGAGCAGAACGTTCAAAAACTAATGGAGGCGATCGGGCTGCCACCTGGCTTCGTTCGGTCTATATACGAACAGAGTGATTGGTCGTTCGTCATTCAGTTGCACGCACTAATAGAGGCTGCGGTGGTCCATGCCTTGACGAATAAGCTCGGCGACGAACTTGAGGAGCAGTTTGTCCGCATGTCTATGACGGGGCGGCCCGGGCGACTTGAGTTCGCTGCGGCCTTAGGCCTGCTGCATCAGGTTTCAATCAAGTACATCAAGGTCTTGGGGCGAATGCGGAATGCATGCGCGCATGGCATCAAAAACGCGGTCGACTTCTCGGTCAAAGATTGGCTTTCGAAACAGAACGACCGAGCCAATATTGTGTTGGAGCTGTGCGGTGGTTCCGAAGGTGAGGCAGCAATCGTCACGATGGACGGTAACGTCACAACGAGAGGGAACTACCTACGCGAACATCCAAAGCTAGTGATGCACTGGATCGGGGGGGCCGTAGTGGCCGAATTGTATGAGGGCGGTCAAACAGGTGCGCTGCTACGTGAGCGAACGCGGCTGCTTGAAGAACACTATGAACTGAGCAAATTGATAGAGTCGCGCGAATCGCAAGCAGCGGTTGGGGCGATGTCGAAGTTGGTCAGTGCGGCAGCGCCAGCGGCGCAGGGGCCACACGTCGACGGTCCAGTTGAGGATGATTGATCGATTAATGGCCCAAAGACCGATCGGCAGCCTAGCCGGAGTACAGTGAAAATACAGTCAGGGTGAGCTTGGATGGCCTTGAATGACCTTGTTTAGCCTTGGTTTTGCAGTTTGCGAGTTGCGCAAGGCATTGATTTATAAGGGATCGTGGCGCGCTGGTAAAACTCCGAAGGCAGGGGTTGCTGGTTCGATCCCAGCCGGGCGCACCAATCCTAGTAAGGCTCTCTGCAAAAATAGCCCTTTCGATCATGATTTTCCGGGACAAATCCGGGACAATCAGATTCAAACGAGTTACGCCAACTCCGAGAGGGCTGCACGGCGACAATCACCAAACGCACAGACAACCTTGGCGATCCCACCTGGCAGGTGAAGGTTCGACGCAAGGGCTTTCCTTCGATTTCGGAGACGTTCGATAGCAAGGCCCGGGCAGAGGCTTGGGCCCATCAGATCGAGTCTGAAATGTCTCGCGGCATGTTTATGGATCGCACCGAGGCAGACCGGAACACGCTTGGCGATTTGCTTAGCCGGTACGTGAAAGAGGTGACACCTCACAAGAGGGGGCACGAGGCCGAGCGTTATCGAATTATGGCGCTGATAGGTTCGCAGAGGATCTGTCGATTTCGAATTTTGAGCCTCTCTGGCCAAGAGATCGCGGGTTGGCGCGATGAGCGGTTGCAGTCGGTTTCCGGTTCCACCGTGAATCGTGAGATGAACATCCTTAGCCACGTCATCGAAACGGCGCGAAAGGAATGGGGCATTGCGCTTCACGAGAATCCAGTGAGCTTGGTGCGCCGACCAAAGCACAATCCAGCGCGGCAGAGGCGTTTAACAGCGGGCGAAGAGGCGCGTTTGCTTGCTGCCTGTGTGTCGTCGCGCAGTCCATTTCTCAGGCCAGTGGTCGAATTGGCGCTCGAAACCGCCATGCGGCAGAGCGAGTTGGTTTTACTTAGTTGGCAGCGTATTGATTTGTCTCGTCGCGTTGCCCATTTGATCACGTCCAAGAACGGCGATGGCCGAGGCGTCCCCCTTTCATCCCGCGCTATATCTGTTTTGAACCAACTATCGTCCGTCCGTCAGTACTGATCGAGTGTTCCCGGGCCTGACCGCAGAAGCGGTAAAGCGATCCTTCGTTCGAGCCTGCGCGCGTGCTGAGATCGAGGGTCTTCATTTCCACGATCTTCGGCACGAGGCTACGAGCAGATTGTTCGAAAAGGGGTTGAACCCGATGGAGGTAGCAGCCGTCACGGGGCATAAGACGCTGCAAATGCTCAAACGGCACACGCACCTCGAAGCCACCTCTCTCGCCGCAAAGCTCGCGTAAGCGGCTGCAGATCTCCGCCGCAAGGCCGTGCGAAATTTGCTGACACGGCCATCGCTTTCCCTCTCTCAACCCCACTCACCCGGCGGCCAAGGCTACTCGCGTTTGCCGTAGGCGGGGGTCGATGCTGCCAGAAAATACTGTACAAAAAACCAGTATTTGCTGGCTATGCATCCCACTTCGTCCTATGATGTGTACGATCATGGTTAGGCTGTGGAGTGCATAGATATGCTCGATAACATATAGTAGTAGTCATCTGAAGAATAAAAAAATCACTTCGTGAATGTGTTCGACAGTTAGATGCATATATAATCAATTTTTAGGAATGGTGTTATAGAGCAAGGAAATCATGGAGCACTTCCCGATAGTGTTAGGACTATGCCGCTCTGCGATGCAGAACGGCAATCAGGCCCTCAGATCGCATGTTGAGCGGCTGGCGCGAGCACTGGAGAAAGAGAAGCAGCAGGAGCAAGTGGAAGCACTTCGCAAAGTTCTCAAGTCGGCGGAAAGCCTGCAGGAGATTTCCCCTAGCCGCGTTGTACTGTCGAGGGCGTCCCTAAAGGGTGAGTCGCTGACGCCGAGCGTTACCGCTCCGGTGGATCGAGAGACGGGAGATCCTCTTGCCGAGATTGTTTTCCCCGATCAAAGACAAACCGAGCGGCCGATATTCAGTGGACAGTTAAGTAAAGGAATTACAGATCTACTCGAGGAGTGGAGGCACGTTGACGACCTCCGCAAAGCCGGGGTTCGTCCTGCTTGGGCGACCATGTTATTCGGGGCACCCGGTACTGGAAAGACAATGCTCGCGCGCCATATCGCGAGTGAACTCGGACTCCCACTTATTACAGCCCGGTTGGATGGTTTAATCTCTTCGTTTCTCGGAACGACTGCGAGAAATATCTCTAACTTATTTTCGTTCGCGAACAGGTATAAATGCATCTTGCTCTTGGACGAATTTGATGCTGTAGCTAAAGTTCGTGATGACCCGCACGAACTCGGAGAGATTAAGCGGGTAGTTAATACGCTACTTCAATGCATTGATGGGCGAGCTGAAATCGGCTTTACCATTGCAGTCACTAATCATGAGTCGCTGCTTGATCCTGCGGTATGGCGGCGATTCGACATTAGGATAGAGATACCGAAGCCTGATGCTGATGCAAGGGTCGCGATGCTTAAGCGTCATTTTAGTGATCGCGAGACTAACGATACTGTAATAAGATTAATGGCTTGGATTACGGAAGGGGGAAGTGGCTCCGATATCGAGAAGCTCGTTGATTTCGTACGTCGCCAGCAGGCCATAAGAAAGGAAAAGTTCGATTTTCTCCTTACAGTACGGAATTTTGTGCAAATGAGTGCACATGAAAATCAATCGCAAAACCGGCGGCTTATCGGAGAGGATGACGATGCGTTAGCTCGGATGCTGGCGTCAGATAAAGCGGTGCCGTTTAGTCAGGAGCAACTTGCGATGCTGTTTGGCTGCACTCAGCCGACTATCAGTCGTTGGCTGAAAAAAGACAATAAATAGTTGAGAGGATATCCGCGCTATGGCTCACAATCCAGTTCAAATTGTACTTAACGCCCAAGACTATGTACGCAAAGCAGACATAAATCCTGGGGGATCGATAAAGGACTTCTACGCGGGCCGTAATGCGGATTTTGTCGAGCATCGCGATACTCTGCATGCTCAAGTGCTGGGCTTGGGGGAGGTGGTTCACAACATCGCCCCCGAAGAAGTATTTTATGCGCACGTAGAATTGCAAACAGATGCGTGGGCGAAAAGTCATCGGCCGATCCAAAAGCTTTTCCCACCAGGCCAGGAGGTTTACGTTGGTGGCGGCAAGCTGGGGTCGATGGTCATTGAGTTGACGCCGAACGACATTCCTCGGATTGCCGCAACAGTGGCATCGGCGGAGGCTGTGGTGGTCGAGGGCGTTAACAAGAAGGGTGAGGTCAAGCCTAAGCCGACTCGTGTACGTAGCGAAGTTGGCGCGATTAAATCGATTCGCCCTTATTCGGTAGCCGATCGGCGCAGTTTTTCGTTAGAGGTCGCTTCACGTTGGTTAGCCGATCCTCGGACTGGCGGAGCCTACTACGTCGAGACATTCGTCTCGCCGAAATCCATTGGCTCTCGCTCATCTCGTCCGCTTAAGGTGAGAGGCGAGCGTGCACTCGCGAACTTCGAGCGGCGGTTGGGCGAATTGAATTTACCGATAGAAATATCGAGGGTTGCGGATGAGTGGGTTCCCGCCTCTATCTATGTCCTGAAAATTAATTCGGAAGTCGCAGCAGACGTAAATCGGGCGAGAGAAGTCCATGTGGCTCTTTTGAATTTTCTCGATAACGAGTCGGTGGTAAAGGCCATCTTGCTGCCACCAATCCTTCAAGCTACCAGAGCCGCAGGGGAGCCTGCGCCGGCACCAGTGATACCTCCGCCGGAAGATGAGCGATCGTATCCGATCGTTGGAATTGTCGATTCGGGAATTACAAACATTCCAGCGATCGAAGCATGGAGTGCCGGTTCAGCAGATTTCTTAGATATGGCCGGCCAAGACGTTTCTCACGGTACGTTCATTGCCGGGCTGGTGTGCGCCTCGGATGCTCTAAATCAAGACGCGATATTCGCAGAAGGCCGATGCCGATTTTTTGATCTAGGTCTTCACCCAACTGCAGCTGGAGCTTATGAAAATTACTATCCGCGTGGGTTCATCGATTTTTTGGAGCAACTTGACGCGGAGATTCCTACGGCTAAGGAGCAGGGGGTCCGGATTTTCAATATGAGCCTTGCCGTCACTACGCCCGTTCAACATGATGGTTACAGTGTATTTGCCAATATGTTGGACGAGATTGCTGATAAGCACGACATCCTGTTTGTTCTACCCTCGGGAAATCTGGACGGGGCGCTGGCGCGACCGGAATGGCCACTTGAGCCGAATGACGCGTTGGCGATGCTTGCCGGTTATCGCTTTCAGGGCCAAGACGGAATCTTTCAGCCAGCCGATAGCATTCGCGCATTGGTTATTGGGGCTCTTGATCCAAGAAACGGGGATGGAAAATTCGTGCCTTCGCAATACACTCGGCGGGGGCCGGGACCGGCGCTTGGTGTAAAGCCAGACTTGGCGCATGTCGGTGGCCGGTTCCATCAACACAGTGGGCTGTATTCTGTTTCACCCGACGGAGCGGGCATCCAGAGTTGTGGAACAAGTTATGCCGCTCCGCTCGCCGCCAAGACGGTGGCCGCGGTGAATCACGCGATTGAAGGAGGCGTGTCGCGTGAGGCGTTGAGCGCTTTGATTGTTCACCACGCTGAGGTACCCGATGGCTTGAATGCAGGTGCCTTGAAGCCGATCGTAAAGGATTTCGTGGGCAATGGCATGCCGCGTGCGGCGGCCGAAACTCTTCTGGCGGAGGACCATGAAATTACGATGGTCTTCAACGGTATCCTCAACGGAGGTCAAGAACTGCGGTTCCAGTTCGCGTGGCCCGCAAGCCTAGTTAATGACGACGGTGGATGCTCTGGAAAGGTGAAACTGACGCTTGTCTACCGACCGCCAATCGACCGGGCGTTCGGTGGGGAGTTCGTTCGGATCAATCTTGATACGTATTTGCGGCAGGAAGTCATCAATCCCAAAACAGGGGCGGCGTCGTTCCAAGGGCGCCTGAAGGGTGACGGAACTAAGCGTTTCGAAAGGGAACTTGTGCAACATGGCGCAAAGTGGTGGCCGGTGAAGACGCTCGCCGACGAATTTGACGGTGTAGGTCACTCGTCGCAATGGCGACTCGTCATCGATCCACTCGCTCGAAGCAACTGCGCTGTTCCAGAAGCAGGGATTCCGTTCTCTGCGATCTTGACGATCGCGTCGCCCGACGGCGTCACGCCGATCTTCAATGAGATGCGTCAGCAGCTACAAAATTCAGGCGCGCAGATCTCAGATATTCGTACAGCGCTGCGCCCGCGTGTTCGGTAAATCGCGATACGGGGTGGGCCACGCAATCGGTGGTATGGATTGAATTGCGGCCCACCAGAAAAAGCACCCTTGCGCAGAATTACCGGCGGGAGCCTATCCACGGATGGCAGGTTTCGCACGAGTTCGCGGCGGGGTCGGTGCATCACCTGATGGAACCGGACATCAACCAGGAGGTGTACGGCTTGCCCGAATATCTCGGCGCGCTGCACGCGGCATGGTTGAACGAATCGGCGACGCTCTTTCGTCGGCGCTACTACGAGAATGGTTCGCACGCAGGATTCATCCTGTACATGACGGACGCGGCGCAGAGTCAGACGGATGTCGACAACATGCGCGAGGCCTTGAAAAACAGCAAGGGACCCGGCAATTTCCGCAACCTGTTCATGTACGCGCCGAACGGCAAGAAAGACGGCATTCAGCTCATACCCGTGTCCGAGGTCACTGCGAAAGACGAGTTTTTCAATATCAAGAATGTCACGCGTGATGACCTGCTCGCGGCGCATCGTGTCCCGCCGCAGCTCATGGGGATCGTGCCGAGCAATACGGGCGGGTTTGGCGCGGCCGACACGGCTGCCGAGGTATTTGAGTGTAACGAAATCGAACCGTTGCAACGGCGATTTGCGCAGCTCAATGACTGGATCGGCGACGAGGTTGTGCGCTTCAATCCATATTCAATCATGACGTCAAGGACGACCTCCTAAGTCGCCGAGACTTGATTTGATCAAATGTGGCTGAACGCCAACGCCTTTGCCGTCAAGGCTCGACCTGATCGTAGAACGGTAGCTCCTCAATTGGTCCCCAGTCCGGGCGAGTTATATTCCACCAGTGACCGATGTGTGCGCCTTTTGTCGAATAGACTTTGAATCCTCTTCTTTTGAAAGCATTCATGACGACGCGGCGAGGATGGGTAGTAGAGGTCATTGACGCAGAAACGTAGGCGCGTTTAATTGGTGCATCACCTGTTGCCGACAGCTTGGGGCCTATGATCCGATCGAGTACTTCCGGGCTAACGTTATTGCGGCTTCCGTGATGAGGGACTTGAACGAAGTGAAGGATTTCGGGCAGAGACACCCCTCTCGACTCTGTGAAGTCCGCGACAGCGGTTAGGGCTTCTATCCCTGCATCACCGGTCAGCAAGATTCCTCGTTCGGCGATAACGCCGAGAAGTACTATACTACTTTCGT